TAACCCCAACCTCAAAGCCGCCTTGGCGGCGATGAAAGCGGGCTCCCGGGCGGCTAAAGAAAAAGCATGGGGCGACGAAAAGAACTGGCCGAATATCCCCGCGTCCATGACCTGCTTCAAGGATGGGGATAACGACGATCACTTCCAAACTCCGCGCGACGAGTATGCAGGCCACTACATCCTGTCTTGCTCGTCTCCCGCGAAATACCCGCCTCGTGTCATCACGAACCGCAAGGATAGCGAGGACAAGTGGCTTGAAGCCCAAGAAGGCCGGAAGGCGGCACCATATGCAGGGTGTTACGTGAACGCGATCATCGAACTGTACGGGCAGAAGAAGGACCCCAAGCGCAAGATGCCGAACCGTATCAACGCTTCTTTCTCGACCGTCCAATTCCTGCGGGACGGTGAACCCTTTGCCAACCGTGGCGGCGATCCTGACGATCTGCTGAACGATGATGACGTTGGCTACGAAGGCGACATTGACGACGACATTGACGCTGGTGGTGACGACGAAGAAAGCCTGATCTAAGCGACGAGGGGGCCGGGCGACTGGCCCCCTTTCACACCAGCATGAGGGGCCAGACATGCGTGATATCGAGACTATTTTTAGAGAATTGAAAGAGGCTTTTGAAGCCCAGACTGAGGTCCGCGAAAGTGCGCCGGGCCGTGTGATCTCCCGTCCGGTTAGAACGGTAAAGTGTGGCATGATGGCCGAGTTCCCTGTCTGTGGTTGGCTTGAGGTCTCTGGCGTAAGTCGGATGTCCGGAACCACCACACTATCCAATGTTCGCGGGGAGACTTGGACCCAGCCGAGCAACCGTCGCGTCAGAACTAGGAAGCCGCAATGAGTGTATTTCTTTACATCATGGGCGCGATGCTTTGCGCACAACACCTATGGGAAACCGAAATGTTGACCAAAAAACACTCCAAGAAGGCTGGTTTCTTTGCCTGCGCGACCATGACCCTGTTCTGGCCTTTCGTCGTTTTCTTCATAGCCACGTTAGGTCTCGCGGTATGGGGGACTCAGAAGAAATGAGCCTTGATATCCTTAACCTAGACTATGAAACATTCTCCGCAGTCGATCTCACGAAGGTCGGCTCCGACGTTTATTCTAGGCACCAAAGCACCGAAGTCCTCATGGCAGCGCCGATCCTAAACGGCACCGAGCAAGAGCAATGGATACCAGCCGAAGGTCAGGACGCGCCGAAGTGGTTCAATGAGGCTTTGGTGGACCCGGAGGTCCAGAAGTGGGCATGGAACGCGCCCTTCGAGATGAACATCACGGAGAACTGCTTGGGCGTCCCTGTAGATGTTTCGCAGTGGAGGTGTACCATGGCCATGGCTCAGCTCTGCTCGTACCCCGGGCAGCTCGAAAAGGCAGGCCCTGCGGTCGGCATCCCCGCCGACAAGTTGAAGATTGCGACAGGCAAAAAGCTTAAGCGCAAGTTTTCGATGATGCAGAAATCCCGTCGCAAGGCGACCATGGGCCAGATGACAAGGACCTTCTGGTTCAATGATCTTGAGGACTGGGAGGGGTATCTGGAATACAACCGGGGCGACACGGCTGCGGAGTATGAAATTAAAAAGATGATCGACCCATACGCACCCCCGCAGCATGAGTGGGACCTGTGGGAGCTCGACCAGCTGATCAACAGGAGAGGCCTCCCGATCAACCTGAGCATGGTCCACAATGCAGCCCGGATTTACGATGAATCCTACGCGATAGGCTTTCGGAAGATGCAGGAGTTGACCAGACTCAGTAACCCCATGTCAAATCAGCAACTTCTCCCTTGGCTTCGCTCCGAGGGGTATCCCTTCGACGACCTAAAGAAGGGCCACGTCAGGCAGACCAGAGGATATTTCGACAAGGCCCCGGACCACTGGGACGAGATGCAATGGACGGAGTTCCAGTTCAACGACACCCTGTTCGACGTGCTCAATCTTCGCCTCGAACTCTCCCGGACCTCGATCAAGAAGTTCCACGCTTTGCAGAAGGCAACAGACCCGATTGGAAACGGCCAGCACGGACTGCTGCGCTACACCTTGCAGTTCGCCGGGGCGCAGAGAACCGCACGCTGGGCGGGTCGTCTCTTCCAAGCGCAAAACCTGCCCCGGCCAGAGAAACGGTTCGAGAAGAACATCGAAATCCACGCGGCCAATGTAGCCACACTGGACCGCGAATCCATCGAACTGATCTATGACAACACTTTCGACGTTTTGGCATCCTCGATCCGGCCTGCTGCTCAGGCTCCGGAGGGGCATATGTTCATCGACGCCGACTTGAACGCCATCGAGAACCGGGTACTGGGCTGGCTGGCACGGTGCCGCAAAATCCTCGCAGTCTTCGAGGACAAGCGCGACCCTTACGTGGACTTCGCCACCTACCTATTCCACCAGCCCTACGATAAGCTGTGGGCCGAATACATCGCTGGGGACTCATCCAAGCGCACCATCGCAAAGCCCGGCGTTCTGGGCTGTGGGTACATGCTTGGGGCCGGGAAGACCTACGAGGACTTGGCTACCGGGGAGATCGAGGCTACGGGGCTGCTCGGGTACGCGTGGGGCATGGGCGTGAAGCACTTCACACTCGAAGAGTCCGAGCTGAGCGTCCAAACATTCCGCCGAGAGTTCAAGGAAGTGAAGACCTATTGGTACGCGATTCAGGACGCGGCTATGAAGTGCATCCGGACCGGGCGGCCTGTACCCCTTGACCAGATCAATTTTGATATGAAGGGCCCATATCTCCGGATCAAGCTGCCGTCCGGTCGGTATCTGCACTACAAGAGCCCCAAAATTGAGAAGAAACGCACGCCTTGGGGTGGCATGGAAGACACCATCACCTACCTCGGACTCAATGACCGGAAGCAGTGGGTTCGTCAGCAAACGCACCCGGGCAAGATCACGGAGAACGTGGACCAAGCGATCAGCCGTGACCTCCTTGCCAACGGCATGATGTTGGCACACAAAAGATACCAGCTGGACATCAGGTTGCACGTACATGACCAGATCATCTGCTTGACCGAAGAACAGAACGCGGACCGTGATTTGGCTTTGCTGATCGAGTGCATGGAAGAAGCTCCACGCTGGGCTCCTGACCTACCGCTCGGCTCTGCCGGGTTCACGACGAAAGTGTTCAAGAAGGACTGAATTATGGATATCTTCACGGGGCGGTATAAGATTGAAGACATAAAGGTAGGTGACTTTTTCATTGCTGGGGAGGGTCACATGGCCGTCGGCTGGAACTCAGCTTGCGACCGATTGGACAACCGGAAAATCGAGTTCCGCGTCAGAGAGGTAAAGTCCGTCGGAAAGTGTGTGGTGCCAAAAAATGGATACCCCGGATTGCGCTTTGAAGCCGACCAGATACTCGGAGTCTTCGACAGCTGGAACCAAGCACAGTACGCCTTACAGTGCGTCCAAAGGGTCTGGGCAGAGGGTTCTATTGAAATCAAAGCCCTTGAAGCCGAGCTCTATAAAAAGAAGGTTAAAAGGTTTACCAGCTCAGTATCAACGATCTCAAATAGGACGAATAGATAGGTGCTTGAAATCGCGATTGAAATGCCTGTTGTTAGACGGGCCGAGGCTGCGAGGTACTTTGTCCGAAAGGTGCAATGGCCGGGCCGAGCAGGTGCCCCGGATCGAGTTTTTTCCAGAGAGGATCGAGGCACCGTGTGGATCGAGTTTAAGGCACCCGGCGAGACGCCGCGCAGGTCCCAAATTCTTGAGCATGAGCGCATGAGGATGGCTGGCATGGAGGTGCATGTTTGTGATAACGTCGAGGACGCCTTGGGCATCCTGTGGCTCTTGCCCGGACACAATGGCGGACCCACGTTAGTAGAGATCGACAGGATGTTGCGATGAAACACGTAAACCCAAAGCACCTGACAGACATCGAAGCCCTCGAACTGATCTACGGACCACCCGAGGAAATCCTGACATATGCCCATTTCAGGCCGTACCAGAAATGGATGGTCCAGAAGATGATCGACCTCCCGGGCAGCTACATCGGGGCCGAGATGGGCTTGGGGAAGACGGCAGCGGTTCTGTACGCGATTCAGCATCTACTGGCCCGGGACATCATCAGGAACATCCTGATCATCGCCCCGCTCCGGGTAGCCGAGGAGACGTGGCCCGAGGAGATAGCCAAGTGGGACTTCGCCCGGCATCTGACCTTCCGGGTCGTCACCGGGGACCCACAACAACGCCGCGCGGCTCTCAAGCAAAAAGCCCAGATCACAATCATCAACCGGGAGAACCTGCTTTGGTTGTTGAAAGGCATAGGGACATCCCGGTGGTCGTTCGACATGATCGTTTATGACGAGGCCAGCAGGCTCAAGAAAGGCGTGACCCGGACTACCCCGAAGCCCCGCAAGGACGGCACCGTGGGGGACCCAAGGTACACTGAACTCGGCGTGCTGCATCGAGTCCACGGCAAGACCGAGAAGATCATTGAATTGTCGGGCACGCCCTCGCCTAACGGGTTGATCGACCTATTCGGCCCCATCTTCGCCATTGATCAGGGGAAGCGTTTAGGATCGTCCAAGACAGCCTACGAGAGACGCTGGTTCGCCACCGACAGGCACACCGGAAAGGTTGCCCCGCACCCCCACTCCGAACGTGAGATCATGACCGCGATCGAGGACATCTTCTTTTCGCTTCGAGAAGAGGACTACCTCGATCTGCCACCCATGATCCACATCGACCACGAAGTCCATATGACTCGAAAGGAGATGGAAGGATACCGAGAGTTCGAGAGGGAGACAGCCATCGACGTACTCGATAAATGGGGGGAGCCGGAGACCATCGAAGCCGTGAACAGCGGCGTGCTGACCGGCAAGCTGCTGCAATATGCCAACGGAAGTCTGTACCGGGAAGACCACACAGCTTTCAAGATACACGACCACAAGCTGAATGTTCTGGATTCTATCATCGAAGAAGCTGCGGGTAGACCAATACTGGTTGCCTATAGTTTCAAATTCGATAAAGATGCAATCAAGAAGAAGTACCCTTGGTGCCGTGTTTTCGGTGAGAACAAAAACGACATGCGAGACTGGAACGCAGGTAAGATCAAGATGCTCGTGACACACCCAGCCAGCGCCGGGCACGGACTGAATTTCCAGAAAGCGAGCAACATCGCCGTCTGGTACGGACTGACATGGAGCCTAGAACTTTATCGTCAGTTTATCAAAAGACTGCACCGATCAGGGCAGAAAGAGGACAGGGTGTTCCTGCATAGAATCCTCACGGCAGGGACAGGGGACTACGATGTTCTCGAAGTCTTGAAACGACGCGGGGCTACCCAGGACCAGATCACCGAGGCGGTGAGAATAAGATTGAAGAAGGCAGCGGCATGAGTGATCTCGACGAACGACTGAGTAGGTTGGCAGAGAAGAATAAGATGGAGGGCACAGGTCTAGCAGACAGCGCGCTGCAAGGGGTCACGGTCGGCTTCCTATCCCAAGTCTTTGCCATGGAGCCAGCGAAGGTGAAACGGCTTTTAGTGAACTGCCCAATCAAGCAGACACGGGTCCGGGGGCGCACGCAGACACAACACCTCTACGATCTGGCCACAGCAGCCGCATACCTCGTCGAACCCAAGATCAGCGTCGAGGACATCCTCGCTCAGATCAAGCGAGAGGACTTACCTCCCGCGATCAATACAGCTTTCTGGGACGCCCAGTTGAAGCGCCAGCGTTGGGAAGAGAACGCCGGGCAACTATGGCGTACTGAGACGATTCGATCCTGTATCGCCGGGATGTTTCAAACGATCAAGTTTACCATCCAGCTCTGGGGCGACACCATCGAACGACAGACCGGGCTCTCGGAGGAACAACGTGACCTCTTGAACGGGATGACAGACAAACTACAGGGCGAGATATTCTTGTCTTTGCAGGAAAACGCAGCAGCGACCATGACAGGCCCACAGCTGGCCGAGATGGACGACATGCTCAAGGAAGCCAAGAAAGAGCGCAAGATCGTATTGAACACTGCGTTGGAGGGTGACGAAGATGATGATGAATTCTCCGACCTCATTTGAGTTCTACACGCTTGAACAGCTAATCGTAGACTCGGCGGAAGCCGTCCGCCCGGCACAACGGATGTCGGTCTCGCAGGCTGCCGAGAGATATAGGCATCTGAATAACCCGGGCGCTTATGTCGGGCCTTGGTTGAACAGCGTAACGCCGTATCTGGTCGAGCCGATGGACGTGCTACAATCGCAGAAGTTCACAGGCATGGCTTTCGCCGGGCCCGCCCAGACAGGCAAGACCGACATGGTGATAAACTGGGTCGGGTACTCGGCCAAGTGCGACCCGGCAGACATGATGATCGTCCAGACCTCACAGACCACATCGCGCGACTTCTCCATCCGCCGGGTAGACCGCCTACACCGCCACAGCCCTGAGATCGGGGCGATGCTGGCTGCGGGGACCCAGAGCGACAACACGTTCGACAAGCAGTATAAATCGGGCATGATGCTTTCGCTGAGCTGGCCCGCGA